TTCACCAGAAGCGGGGACAGTAAAAGTTTTAGAGTTTAAAGTGTATGTTCCAGTAGTACTTCGAACGTAAGCAGAGATCACAATGTCTTCTCCGCCTAAAGCAGTGTTAGGAAGATACGCCGTTGTGCTTACCGAACCTGTTGTAGTGTAGGTTGCTTTACCAAAGTAACCTCCGAATAAAGGTACGTAGGTTGAGTCGGTAGCTACTCTAGTTAATGTTGTTCCTGCAGCAGCAGTCCATCCGGTAGTGTTGTCTTGAAAAGATGAGTTTGGTACGTAATTATACTTTGTAGTAATTTCCCAACGACAATCGTTAGGTGCGTAGTACGTGTCTAGTACAGGGCTATCAGGTACCACACCACCATCACCTGAGAAGTACCTACTATTAGTAAGTCCGCGTTCTACAATGCACCCGTCAATCCAGAATTGGTCACCAGAAGAACTATTAGGAAAATAAAGAGACACTTTAGCTAGAGGCATGCCCGCATCTTTACTGTACGGAGGAGCTAATGCAGACACACTTATTTGCACTCCTTCATCCGTTTCTAGTTCTACAGGGTCGGAGTCAATAAAGTATGGGTCTTCAGGATAGTAGTCCCCATCTTCATCTGTAAGAATATCTACTTGGTTTTCTAGGGTTAGTTGGCTCGAGAACTCAATACGTGCTACAGCATCCTGGGCAGAAGACCCTACAACATAGGAACCAAATGTATACTCAGTCCCTGGGATAATAGGGAACCAGTCAGAGATTATTGCAGCTGAAGTAGTAGACGCAGTTAATAGCGCGGCTGCATCTCCGTGTACTAGGGCGCTGGTTTTTGTGGTGTCTAGGGAAAGGTCGCCATTTAAACTAGACCAAGAAGATGTTCCGTATTCAAAGCTAGAGTTTAGTAAGTAGTTAGTGCGCTCCCCCTGTACGTACACATTTATACGACGAGCATCTTGAAACTCTAGGCTTTTATTAGCTTCTGCAAATTGCAGCATATCTAACCCAAAACTTGCAGCAGTTGCGCTGCTAGGGTCTATGACAATTTCTAGAGCGGCGTATACCGAATTACGTGGAGACATTATTCCAGTACGTCCAGAGTCTGACGGACTTACGAATTCTAACCAACTACCCTCGGCTGTAGTTACTGTAGTTCCATAAGAGGTGCTAGAAATTAATGCTCCAGTTCCGTTGTACCAATGGATCTTAGTTTTTACGTCCGCAGATACTCCTGATTGAAGTTGTGTAACTTGTCCACTGAATACATACCGAGTAAGCTCAGAGATAGGTACACCATAAAGAATAGGGCTTTGACTAGTAGAGGGCAGCAAGAGCGTTACTGGAGAACTTGAAGAAGTACTAAGTTTTCCAAAAGCTACTTTTCTTGGTTGGAAAACACGGTCGTACAATACACTGACAGGGGTTGCTAAACTTTCGTCAACATAAGTTGTGGAAACAAAAGTACCAGAACCGGCAGACCAACGACCAATAGACTCTTCAAATGAGGAGTCATCATAATCAAGCATTAAGTTATGCCCTACGATAACGTCATCTGCCCAATGTGTTAGCGCTGTTACGTACGTGCTTACTCCGGTAGTTGTGCCTTTGTAAGAATTAATGATGTGTCCGGTAGCCGCTAAAGTTCTATGGTATTGATCACCAAGAGCGGGCTCTACTGTAAACCCTAAGTCTGTAACTTTAGATTCTAACAAAGAAGACTGCACAAAGGAGGGGTTATTTTGTAGCCCTAAAAGATACGCTTCAACACGAAGCTTATCGTAAATAAATGTAAAGGCCCCTAGCATTGTTACTAAACTATCAGGGTTATTTTCACCTGTGGCATCACCAATACCTTCAACAGAGTTTAGCCAAGCTTTAGGCCACCATCGAGATACTTGTTGTAGTAAGTCTGTCTCTGCAACTTTATGTGCGTAAGCGCCCCCAGAAAAAATCCACTTACTACCATTAAAGACCCAAATAGAGTAGCTAGTTTCAATGCTTCCTAGATACGCGGAGTCTATGTACAGATTAGTAAATTGACTGTACACACCCCCGATTAAAGTAGTGCCTCTTTCTGGGTTATCTGGAATTCCAGCATCACTTCGAACAAGTTTCCAATGAGTCATAGCACCATCAGCAGGGTCTGTAAGCACTGGCTTCCAACTAACAGAGACCATATTAAAGTCTGTAGGAATGGCTACTATCTCAGAGTTATAGTAAACACTAGCTGCTGAAATCTCGCCGTATTTAAATGTACCGTATCTGTTATATCCATAGCGGGCCATTAAACAATACCACCACTTGGGACAATCTCTAAGTTAGTGGAGATTAGATATGGAACCTCATTGTCTTCAAGATCTACAGTGGCAGCCGATGCAGCGTTTGTAGTATTAAATTTTTCTACGGTTACGTCTAGTACTCCAGGAAGAACTTGTGCTGCAGATATGACGGAGGACAATGGTATGGCTCTACCAAAAGTATTGTTAGCAAAAGTAAACAACCCAGAGGTCCCTAAGAAAGCTTGGTATACGGATAGCTTAACATCTGCCTGCTTATAGGCGGGTTTTGCAGTCACATTTAACTTTAAGTAAATTGGTTTATACACAGGGGGTTGGATAGTAAGTGTTGTTCCTACCATGATTTTATCAGCCATGTACTTCGCAACCTCAGACTTAAGAGTATTCCAAGATGTTGTAGTAGTTAAAGACGTTGCGGTGCCACCTGATACAAAGCTTCCAGTAGCCGCGTTTACAATGGTAAAGCTAGTCGTTGTAGGTACAGAAGCAATAGCTACTCCTGATAGATTGTACGCGCTTGGAGTCATGCCTGTTATAGTTACATTCTGACCTTCGTAAAAACCATGCGCTAAGGTAGTTGTAAAGGTAATTACTCCAGCTGCGGGCACAGCGTTACTTACTGCCGCGACTGCGCTGACTAAACCAGGAGTTGCCGAGTTATCATTTTGAGACTGTACGTACATGCTGATCGATGAATAGACAGAAGAAACTGCGTTTACTTTACCAGCTTGCGGCACTAAAAGTGCCAAGTCTTTATGGTCAGCTAGTGTAACAGCTCGGCGCCGTGTAGAGATTGAGGCCTTAATCTTTGACCGTAGTTGTGTTAGCCCGTCACCATCAGCACCACCGTATGCAGCAGCCTCGTTAGAAACTGTAAGTGCAGTAACAGCTTCTGGGTCAATATTTCCAGGTACGAAAGTAACTTCTTTAACTGCTAGTGCCTTAACATTTCCTGAAGCGCCCGCACTTGTTTTATACGTAGCGCTGATTAGCTGACTTGCTGGTGGGATGGCGCCGTTTACGCCGTCTCCAAATGCTATGTATAAAGTACCATCCGCATTCTGTTTTGTAGTAAATACGTTATCTGTTGGTCCCCACTCGTAAAGGTTATCTTTGTACACCCAAGAACTAAATGCGACTCCTTGTCCAACGTATGCTGTTATAGAGCTGCTAATTATATTAGAGTCTAAGATAATAAATTGTTGGCTTGCTTTTCCTGTAGAGGTTCCTAGGCTTGCTGGAAGAGGTTTATTGTAGGTACTGTCAATAAGGTCAGGACGATCTGTGTTAACTGTTTTACCTTCTTCACAACGCAGGGTAATACTATCTCCTGCGGGTACTGCAGTAGCAGACTGCTTTGTTTCAAAGTAAACTTGATAAAATGGGCCGTACGATAGGGGCGCCATTACCTGCGTACCTATAGGAATGCTAATAGCAGCGTCACTAATGTTAATAAACTTTACGTAAACTTCCGCAGGGGTAGGCCCTGAAGGTACGTAGTCAAATAGTGAAGCGTAGGCTAGTAGTGTTTCTTTTTTAATAGCAGTATCGATAGATGTCTCATTTGCAATTCTATCTAAGTAGTGGGACATGATGTCTCCCATGTACGCAAAGGATTCTACCATCACGTTACCAAGATCTGAGTAGTCTGTGGGATCCCAGGTTGTACCTGTTCGTTCTCTTACGAGGGCGATAAGGTCGGCCCTTAAAGCCGAAAAGTCTCTTGATGTATAGTCAATTTGCATGGTTACTCCATAGTTCCATCGTAATTAATTGTTCCCGTGCTTACTTGTATAGATGCCATATCGCCGCTAGGTAAACGTACGTGTACAGACACCTCTTGAAGTCCTAAAGAAGCAGCTGGTAGTATGACTTCTTCTACAGATACCTCGGGAATCCATCTAGCAACGGCTAAGTTAATTGCGCTTGGTATTGCTACCGTCGCGTTGTTTTCATTTTCAAAAAGAGCAGTAGACCAATCTACTCCATATTCAGGGTAGAACGGACGTTGGCCCACTTGCGTAGAGAGCAGTGTAACCACTCGGTCTAAAAATATTTTAGACGTATCAGAGGTAGACTCTATTACGCCGTTAACGGACATGGTAAATGGGAAGCTTATGGCTGTCTTCATGATTGAACTCCAATCCATACCGGATATTCAGGATCTCCCGCAGCAAACATTACCCATACTAACTGCCCTACACGAGGTAGAAGTCTATGTGGAGAGTGCTCAGCTGTCGTGTTAGTCTCTTGACTATCATTCCATTTTTCTGTCGTACTTGCTACCGTTTTATGCGGATGCTCTAGTTTACCACCACTAACGCCTGAGTGTGCGCCGTGCGATGCAGTAGTTGAGGCACTAAAAGAGTGCGTATGGGACTGAGTTCCCCCAGCCCCCGTAGTTCCTGAAACAGATATACTATGAGTATCGTGAGTACTTAATAGGGCTGCTACTTGTGCAGCAGTGTGGGCAATATGGTCAGGGTGATTAGAGTTACTAGTTATTGGTAGGCAAGGCGCTGCCCACCCAGTAATTTGAGTGCCGGTTGTTTGAAACACTTGGACCTGAATACGGTTCTTTTTTAATGGGTCACTGATTGATATAACCTTTGCTCCGTATAGCCCAAAGAATCTTAATCTTCCTTGAGGGTCTTGTCCGTAAACTAAATCTTTCATTATTGAACCACTCTCCCGCTACCCTTAGCAGCCCATTGTAGCGTACGTGAGACTGAGCTAAAGTCTGGGGGAGTAGTATCGGTAGCGCCCTCAACGTATGGGATTTCTGATGGAGACGTAGTTACCGCTGCTGTAGGAGCAACTAAGCCCGCATCTGGGTACAGACTAGATCCATTAACTGAGGTTGGGTTGTTTTGAAGTAAGGTGTCTACCGCAATTAGGGATTGATTAGCTAGATCAGCTTGAATATCTCGCACGTCCAGCCTAGACTTCATGGCCTCATCAATATCACCAAGAGTGTCTGCCCCCACCTCTAACTCCATCATGTAGGTAGTTGGTTTAGAACCAAACACGTGTTTAATTGATAAGACAGTCCAAAACCCTGATAAACCATTTGGTAGGCCATCTAGGTAGATAGGATCATACGGCTTTAAATCTGGGTTTCCTACAACCATCACACTTGCTCTGTGCTGATATCGGTTAGCATTAGCGTAGTCTTCAGCAATGTGCTTAGAATCCGTAAGACTTGTAGCAACTTCATAAACATGGTATTTTTTAAATGGGGCCGAAGGAGTAGTGTTTACGCTATCGTTTGAAAAATTATTCAATTAAAGTACCCCTCACTTGGAGTAACAACACCAGAAACTGCAGCCGAAGGTTTAGTATATGGGTGTGTAACACTAATAACCTTACCAGTATTAGGGTCAATGCCTGTTATTACACGGTCTACTCTAACACCTGACTCTGGGGATTTGTCGGAAATACGTGGAGTAAACTTTACAATTGTGCCCCCATACCGGTCTGACTTTGTTATAACACCGGCAATTTCTTTGTTGTCTACGTAATTAAAATACGCAGCTGTTTTTTTACCGTTGTTAAAAATTTTAGTTTTAGATACAAAATAAATAGTTGTGTTGTCTGCTCTTAGGGCAAAACCTGTTTGATTAGCTAAGCGTCTAAGCATTTGCCATTGGCTCTGCCCGGCCTGTACCCAGTCCTTTACTCTAGGATGTCGTTGAGTTATTGCCTCTAGGCCATTACTTTTAGCAATCTGAGTCAGTACTTGGTCTGCGGTAATATTTTTGTATATCTTTTGATCTGGTTTTTTTAGTATGTATGATGCGCCCAAACAGATAATATCTGTGTTACCGCTTTGAACTGTGTTAGAAGTGTCTACAGAGTTTATGTACCCGTACCAAGTGCGGGTAATAGCACCAGCAGAAAATGTAAACACAACCGGGTCTTCTGAAATTAGGGCTTCTTTTTCTTCCAGTAGGTGCCCTTTAAAGTGCAGTACAAGTCGGTCGTGCTCATCCGCATCCATATATAGCTCAGCAGCTATAAGGATAAGGTTCATATCAGGAGCTTTAGGAAATGAAACGGTAAAATTACTGTAGAGAGGGGATCCAGCAGAGTGCCAGACAAAGTTTTGTTGCGCAGGTGTAGGACTATTTTCCATAAGGAATCCGTACTACTGTTCCCGGCTCAATAGAAAAACAA